CATGACATACAATCGATTCTATCGACTAACACAAGCCGCTAAGAAAGATAAAACATATGAAGATTTTTGCAAGAGCCCGTATTATAATGCGTTCGTCAAGTTTGGTTCTTTTGTTAACAATGTCAATCCTCTTTACCCTGATAAGTTTATTGATTATGTTATCAAGTCCGGAGTCAAACTCGATCATTGGTGCCGCGATGAGTTATACTATACCTATCTCGCTGAAATGATTAAGAGCGAGCCAGCAGATGCGGCAATACAACGTAGCATTGCCACAATGATGGAATGGGGAGAAGAACAAAATGCAAACTTTGCACATTACTTTTCTTTTGTTAATATCAACAGAGCAGTTCGACATATTGCTGACGGACACATCAGTCCATGGTTAGTACTCAACTGTAAAGAAGGCAAAGACATGTTATCCAAGTTCAATGATGAACAGTTAGACATGATTGCAGCCATTATTGATCCTGCATATTGGATGAAACGTTTTAAAACATATCCAAGTGAAATTGCATTAGTAAAAGAAATTTGTAAGGAGACTGGCATTGCCTGATATTGACATTGACTTCTTTGATAGGGAAAAGGCTTTAGAAAAAGTAAAGCATGTACCTGCAAGTCGTATTGAAAATGGCACTGTTAAAAAGCACAATACTGGCGTATATTGTACTTCTATTCCGTACGATCCTGTGACTGGACTAGCAACTATTGACTACGAGTCTGCAGAAGAGCGTGGCTATTTTAAAATAGACTTTCTTAATGTAAGCATCTATAAAGATATTACAAGTGAAGAAGAAATTATCAAACTACTGGCTGTGGAGCCACTGTGGGATTTATTAGAACAAGAAGAATTTTGTAATATGATATTCCATGTAAATGGTTATCATGATTTGATTGCAAGACTAAAGCCACGCAGTATTGAACAGTTGGCAATGTTCCTTGCTGTATTACGACCTGGGAAGAAACATCTCATCCCAGTGTGCGAGAAGAGTGGATTCAATGCTATCGAGAATGAGATTTGGACAAAGACAGACGAAGCGTACTTTTTTAAGAAGAGCCATGCGGTTGCGTATGCACATGCGATTGTTGTCCAGATGAATAAGATTTGTGAATCAATTAGCTACGGTTTTTCCTGACACTACGTACTAACTGTATACTTTTACGCTTCACTCGTTTTTCTGCAATTTCGTTTAAGTTAACAACGGGGCCAAACACTAGCTCAATATCTTTACTGTTAAGCGTTTTAATATAGCGACGATATCCATTTAGTTCTCCCTTGAGGAAAATGTTAATTGGGATCTTACGATTACTTTCCCACCACCATTGTTCACCCAGTTCTAAGAACCCCTGCTTTTCAAGGTCGTCGTGCATGGCACCAAAGTCATAGATGCTCAAAACACTTTCGTTTTGATTGATAACTATCCCGATTATCTCTATTTCGTTGCATTTGATGCAAGTTAGGAAGGGAAAGTTGTCTTTTAAGATTTCTGTTATGTTGTTCACTATAAATACGCTTATGTTGAAATTACCAGTCTATTTATATACACCAGCCATCCGAGTTTTCATAGATTTGGATAATTACACCAATCTAGGGGTCGATGACATGTATCACGGATACGCTACTATTGCTAAAGGCATTAAAAATACCGTTCGCTTTAACTTTGTTAATGGGGAACAACGTTCTATCAATGTACAGGATAAAACGTTTAAATTTAAGTTATTTGATCAAGTAACTAACACACAGGTTTTAGAAAAGTCGTTAGTGGTACTTGATGATACAACTACTAAATCTATTTCAACTGCACAAACAGCAGTTGGTACAACATTAACATTTGCAAATACTACAGGGATTGTTGTTGGACAATCAGTTAGTGGCACTGGCATTCAAAAGAATACTACTGTCGTTTCCACAACAGGTACATCTATAGTTATTAGTTCACCTACCACCAGTATAGCTACTATTGGAACCGTAATCACGTTTGTTACACGCTATTTGAAAGGTGCAACAGAATTACGTCTAGTAACTGCTGATACATATAATCTAAATGCTGGTAGATATACATATTCAGTTGTTAGAGTAGAAAGTGATAACGAATTAAGTCCAGTATATATTGACGGTGCGAGTTCAATGACTGGCAATGTGTTAGTAACTGATGGAGTGTTACCAAGTTACAAACCAAGTGACGAACTAACTTTTCTAAAAGTTACAGGCACAGGTGTTCCAGACAAATGGACAACTGGCAAAGTATCTGCTAATAGAGATGGCACTGGCAATAACGCATTACATACTGCACAATTTTATTATACAAACTTTACTGGCAACGTCAAAACATACGGTTCATTATTAAACAGTATTGAAGGTGACAACGGTAATTGGGTTGAATTATCTAGCGCAGATTATGTAAGCCAAACTGCAACTAACTCCGTTAACATGACGGGTGTTGGTAATTTCAATTACTTCAAGTTTGAGTATATCCCTGTTTCAGGTTCTGTTGACAAAGTACTATATAGAAGCTAAAATAATAGTATGACTGCCATACAGGCTGAACTACTATCTTATCTACCTTTTAAAAGAAAACAAACTACCGGCGGGTGGTTAAGTTTCGACGCACCTTGTTGTCAACACAACGGGGAAAGTCCTGACACACGCCAACGTGGCGGATTTATCAGTCATGCCAATACAGGATTTAGTTACCATTGCTTTAACTGTGGATTCAAAACAAGTTGGCAACCTGGCAGACAGATCAGTGCAAAAAATAAAAAGTTCTTCAAGTGGCTCAATGTACCTAGCGGTAAAGTAAATGAGTGGGCACTAGATGCGCTTAAACTATTAGGCGGTAACGAAGTAAGTGCTCGCGTTCATAAAGAGTTTACAGAAACAACATTGCCTGAAGACAGCATGCCATTAACACAGGCATTGTTGGAACATGACAAATCAATTGGTTGTTTAGAATACTTGTTGGACAGAGGCTTCTCGTTAGAAGATTACGAATGGTACTATACACCAAAGTTTGGTTATAGTGATAGATTGTATATTCCATTTTATCATCAAAAGAAATTAGTTGGTTGGACAGGTCGTAAAATTACAGCCGGTGGTAAGACCAAATATCTAAGTGAGTGCCCAACTGGTTATGTGTTTAATATAGACAAGCAACACTACTCAAATAAATTTGTATTAGTCACTGAAGGCCCGTTTGATGCAATTGCAATTAATGGAGTTGGGCTTCTTACCAATATCCCAAATGAACAACAACATGCTATAATTAATAGTCTAGGCAAGCAAGTTGTTGTGGTTCCGGATCGGGACTACCCGGGCATGGCTTTAGTTAAGTATGCTATGGACAATGGCTGGATGGTAGCAATACCCGAATGGGAAGACGATATCAATGACGTCGCAGACGCATTTAAACGCTATGGTAGATTGTTTACAATTAAAAGTATTTTAGATAGTGCAACAGCCAACAAAGTTAAAATAGAATTGATGATTAGAAAATATCCTAAGGAGGTCAAAGATGACGGCAAGTGATGTAACACCTGGTTCAGTTTGGACCAGCGACAAAAATAAGTTTATAGTAATACAGTTAGTGGAAACTGACGGGCACACTTGGGTGCATTATAGACAGGACATAAGATCCTCAGAAGAATGTAAAGAATTTAGTTGTTACGTAGAAAGTTTCGTACAACGTTTTAGAAAGACAGTAGCTTAATGAACAAACCAAATTATAGTAGTGATGTGCAGAGATTGTACTTAGAAATGTTTCTAAGTGATGCTGAGACGTTTGTACGTTGTCAGAGTATTTTTGATCCAGAGAACTTTGATCGCAAGTTAAAAGATCCTGCGGCATTTATTCTTGACTATGTGGACAAGTACAAAGTAATGCCTGAGTTGGATATTGTTAATACCAGTTGTGAAACAAATTTTAAACTTGTTAATGACTTGCCTCCAGAGAACTATGATTGGCTGTTAGATGAATTTGAAACATTCAGTAGACACAAGGCATTGGAACGTGCAATTATTAAATCAGCAGACTTATTGGACAAAGGTGAATTTGGTCCAGTAGAGATCATGATTAAGGAAGCAGTACAGATTAGTCTTAACAAGGACATGGGTACTGACTACTTTGATGATCCACGTGCTCGTTTGATGGGACTCAAAGATAAGAACGGACAAGTTAGTACTGGCTGGCCCACATTTGATAAGAAGTTATTTGGCGGCTTTAACAGAGGCGAACTTAACATCTTTGCTGGTGGATCTGGTGCAGGTAAGAGTTTGTTCTTACAAAACTTGGCCATTAACTTCTCGCAAGTGGGACTTAACGTATTGTACGTTAGTTTGGAATTGAGTGAAGCATTGGTCTGTATGCGACTTGACAGTATGATTACTGGACTGCCCACTAGAGAAATTTTTAAGAGCTTGGATGACGTTGAACTTAAAGTTCGTGTTACAGGTAAAAGTGTTGGTGGTATTCAGGTCAAGTACATGCCATCAGGTAAGAACGTAAACGACCTACGTGCTTATATCAAAGAGTATCAGGTCAAACGTGGACACAAACCAGACGTTGTGCTAATTGACTATTTGGACTTGATGATGCCGGTCAGTATTAAAATTAGTCCCAGTGACTTGTTTGTTAAGGACAAGTATGTGTCGGAAGAGATTCGTAACTTTGCCATGGAAACAAAATGTGTTTGCGTAACTGCGTCACAGTTAAACCGCAGTGCTGTTGAAGAAATTGAATTTGATCATAGTCACATCTCGGGTGGTCTTAGTAAGATTCAAACAGCTGACAACGTGATTGGTATCTTTACCAGTCGTGCTATGCGTGAGCGTGGACGTTATCAAATACAGTTTATGAAGACACGTTCAAGTAGTGCTGTGGGACAAAAGATTGACTTGGACTTTAATCTTGACAGCTTGCGTATCACTGATGCAGGCGAGGAAGAAGATGGTAGTCAAACATCGTTTAGTCAAGGTGGTGGCAGAGGAGCATCTGGGGCCAGTAGCATACTGAATGGTTTGAAAAAGACCAGTACTGTTATAGATAGTTCAACTGGTGAGATTGCTAGAGAACCTGATGATGGCTTGGCTGCTCCTAAGATTAGAGGAAAAGCTGACAGCAGTCGTATTAGAGATATGTTGGCTAATATTAACAGCGAGCGAGATTAAAGCATCCAATCTCGCACTGCCACACTGGCAGCTAGCTCTACAGCTTTATGCCACTGCTCCAGTCCGTCATATTCAAAAACAATTTCGGGATTGGCTGGCACGGTGAGCCACGCACTGTCGTTGGAATTAGGACTAGACATTAGTTCTTCTTCCAACTGACCAGGCGCCCAAGTACACGCTCCCAAAAACACACGAGCCTTCTCAGGCAATTGCCCCTGCATTAACAAATCAACAAACTCAGTATTGCCACTGGCGCATACACCATTGTCATCCATTACAGTGTCACTGGTAACAACATCATTAGTGTGTAAGAAATGTATCACAGTATGATCCACTGGACCACCCGCATGTACCACTCCCTCCAATGTAACAGGGTAGTGTAGTCTATTCATTATGTTTTGTATACTGACATTGTCTATGGGCCTGTTTAAAGCCAAGCCCCATGCCCCACTCATGGTATGACTGGTCACGTAGATAACAGTATTACTAAATCTACGATCAGCCACAGAGGGTGGTGCTATTAACAAGTAGCCGCTTAGGTTGTTGTGCATCCAGTATTTAACATGGGATAAATATCCCTATGCAGATACAAGAATTCGTTCAACCCATAATGTTCCACACTAGCCTAAATCCAAAACTATGGAAGGGCGAGGAACTCCTA